ACAACGTCAGAAGTGTCATTATCAGTTTGAACATTTTCTTTCTCCTTATCTTGTGGCAGTTCTACATCTACCGGTGGACCGGAAGTATCAATGTCAACTGTTTTGTCTTCTTCTTGCATAGTATTCTCCTTCTATGTTTAATATTGATGAAGTATATCTTCGGGGTTATCTATAGTCGCTAGTACTTCATCATCATTTAGCAAACGTACTTCACCCCCGTCAATTTGTATTCGTGATCCTGCATAACGTGCAAAGATCACCCAATCACCCTTCTTGCACCATGGGCCTTCTGGAAATTTTTCTTTGTCATAACAATGTGGACCCATTGCAAGCACAAGACCACAAGTAGAACCTACCTGTTGCCTCTCCAAAGTATCTTGTCCAATATATAATCCACCTTTTGTTTTCTCTGGCATTTTAAATGGCAGAACAACTAATCTCCAACCGGTTGGTTGAGGTAATTTATTTGATTCTTTTGTTTTTAAACGTTCGTAACCATCAACTTCTTTTTGATGATCCTCTTCGTATTTATCTAATAATGCTGATTTAATTTTCGGGTTTTCCGAACCTGACGATGTTGTCTTCTCTTTTAGTATCATTTTCTTGCTCCTTCGGGTTTAGCAGGATAGAGATTTCCTGTAATATATTTATATAGGCATTTGCCTGTCCCAACATATACTTATATTTTTCCATATTGTCAACAGCACCGGCCATCATACTTTCTCCAACAGCTTGATATTTATCTCTTAGCTGTTTTTGAATTTTACTTATTACTATCAGTTCTTCTGGTAACATTCTTTCTCCTTTTATTTAATAATCTTACTCTAGATATCCAACACCATTCAGTTAATCTAATAGCATATGTTTCAACAAACGCTATAGAGTCATCTAGAAAACCACAAAATCTATAGATTAATCTATCTAGCATTTCTAATTGACTCTTTTCCTTTTTTAAATATTGAAGCAACTTTTGATTTGCCCATAACCTTAGCACGCTGTTCTCCAACAGTTAAAATCTGTATCTTTCTAGCAAATGGCTTACTAATTCTTTTTACTTTCGCAACAGTTTTTCTAGCATCTGCAGGTGTTGCAAATTTTATACTGACTGTATCTTTAGGATTTTCATCAGTGTAAAGCCTTCTGCCAGATCCTTTAGGCTTTTTTCCTGTTCCCTTTTTTGGATCCGCCATTTATAGCTCCTTTCAACATCTTAGCTTGTTTAGTATGAGCTTTGACTGCTTTGCCCAATCCCTTAATTACTTTTTTGATTGCTTTTTTCTTTAACATTTCCATCTCCTTCGCGCCTGACGAAGTCTTGAATTGGGATCTCTTGCGGCTTTAGGAAACTTTTTCATTTGTCCTGCACTACGTGCGCAGAATGATTTACGTCTTTTAGCAGCTTTAGATCCTGGTTTGACTTTGCCAGTGACCGCTGTTTTTAGTTTAGAGCCGGGATTATCTCTTCTATATCGGGCGACCCCAGCTTTTGTCATCCCTGCTCCAGATTTTGTAGATCTGAAATACTTTTTAGTTTTTGGTGGCTGTTTATCCTGTCTTCTCATTATGCCTTTTTCTTTTTAGCAAACGTTGCAGCTCTAGATGGTGTAGGGCCTGTATTCGCTTTTGCCTGTTTTCTTCTTACGGCACCCGCACGCTGACCTTTGCTCATCGCTCTTGCTTTTGCAATGGGCACGCATTTTGGATAATTTTTTCTTTTTTCTCCACCACTTCTTCCACACTTCGGGTATGAGCCATCTTTTCGCTTGTTCGCAATATCGACCCAATTTTGTTTGACCCATTCTCTTAGTCCTCCGCCTTTTGAGTAGTAACTACGCACAGCCCATTCTCTTACGTCTAGCAAGTCCACCCTGACCATACATATCACGCATCATTCCACCACCCATGGCTTTTTTTCTATTTTTCTTTTTGCCACCTGGTGTAACTTTGCCTGAACATACAGCTGAAGCGTACATGTTAGCATATGCTGACGGATACACTTTAAATTTTCTTTTAGCTGCCGCTTTACCTCTTGGACATAGTTTTGCCATTATGATTTCCTCACTTGTTTTTGTATTGGAGACTTAAAGGCTTTCATTTTTTTCTTTTTCTTTTTCTTCTTACCAATAACACCTCTACCCATAAGAATATCAGCTTTAGTAATTTTACCGTCTTTATTCAAATCAGGAAATGAACCTTTATTATAATATTGTCTCATTATTTTTTACCCTTCTTTTTTTTCTTCTTAGCAAGATACGCTTTTAAACCTGCATTCATCTTGCCACCTTTTTTAGCTTCTACTCTGTTGTTAGATCCAAGTCCTGGACGTAACATATTTTTAAATTGTCCAGTTTTTCTCTCGTCTCTTATTTTTGCTTTAGCTGCATCTGATGCACCTGATTTTTTACCTATTGCCATTATTTTTTTCCTCCGTTTCTAAAAATTTGTGTACCCTTTATACCATATATCGACGCCACGACAAGGATCCAGAGATTTGTGAACCATGACGGGAGCTGCGAGAACATATCGAAGAACAATTTCACTTTGTCCATAGCAGTCGGGTCATCCGATATCACTGCCCACGCGAGCACCAACACGGGCAAACTTAAAAT